GAGATGCCCCCAGAATAGATTTTTTTAATGAGCTTTTTAGAGTAAGTAAAGATCAGATAATTTGGGGAGGTAATTATTTTCCTGAGCTCTGGAGCTTTAAAGTTAATAAAGCAAATAGAGGATGTAAAGGTTTTATTTTTTGGTATAAAGAGAATCCTGTTCCTAATTTTTCAGATGGCGAGCTGGCTTGGACTAGTATAGATAAAGTAGCTAGATGTTTTTATTATAGATACTATGGAAATTTAGAAGGCAACACTTCAGCAGCAGAAAAAATACATCCTACTCAAAAACCTGTTAAGCTTTATGAGTGGTTATTAAAAAATTATGCTAGTAAAGATTTTAGAATTTTAGATACACATCTAGGAAGTGGATCAAGTGCTATAGCTTCTTTTTATTATGGCTGTAAAGAGTTTGTAGGTATGGAGATTGATGAAGGTTATTTTAAAAAAACTATTAAAAGAATAGAGCAGCAAACGGCACAAATAAAACTATTATAATGAGTTAAAAAAATGAAGTATATATATGATAAAAAAAGAGCTGATAAAGCTGTAGCTTTTATAGAGAAGTTTCTTACTCATACTAAAGGGGAGCTAGGAGGAAAACCTTTTATCTTAGAGGAGTTTCAGAAAGAAGAAATAATAAGGCCCTTATTTGGATGGGTAGATAAAAACGGCTATAGAAAATATAGAACTTGCTATATAGAAATACCTAGAAAAAATGGAAAAAGCAACCTCTGTGCAGCTATCGTATTATTTCAGCTTTTCTGCTCTGGAGAAATAGGGCAGGAAATTATATCAGCTGCTGCTGATCGTAGTCAAGCTTCTATCGTGTTTTCTATAGCAAAGCAGATGGTACTTCAAAATCCAGAACTAAATAAAAGAGCTAAAGTTTTTAGAAATTCTATCACTATAGAAAGTACAGGATCTTTTTATAAAGCTATTTCTTCAGAATCAAACACGGCCCACGGAATGAATATAAGTACTTTAATTTTTGATGAGCTGCACACTCAGAAATCCAACGATCTCTGGGAGGTTTGCACTACTGCAACAGGAGCTAGAAGGCAGCCCTTAATAATGGCTATCACTACTGCTGGATACGATAAACAAAGTTTATGCTTTCAGATGTCAGAGTATGCTAGTAAGGTTAGAGATGGAATTATTAAAGATGATACTTTTCTTCCTGTATTATATAGAGCAGATACGGATGATAACTGGAAGGATGAGGAGGTTTGGAAAAAAGCTAATCCTGCTTATGGTACAATAATTAAAAAGGATTATTTTAAGCAGCAATTTAAAAAAGCTGAGCTTACTCCTAGTTTTCAAAATACTTTTAAAAGATTGCATCTGAATATCTGGACTGGATCGGAATCGCTTTGGATTACAGATGAGGATTTTATGAAGTGTAATGTATCTCCAATAGATGCTAAAAAGCTAAAAGGCAGGGATTGTTTTGCAGGATTAGATTTAGCTTCTACTAGGGATATAAGTGCTCTAGTTTTAATTTTTCCAGATGAAGATGATAATTTTGATGTGCTTCCTTATTTTTTCATACCTGAGGAAAAAGTAAATACTCAGGGAGTAGGAGATGGAGTAGATTATTTAAGCTGGGTAGATCAAAAATATATAATTAAAACAGGGGGAAATGTGCAAGATTATAATTTTATAGAGGCAAAATTTAAAGAGCTAGCAGAGCAGTTTAATATAATCAGCTGTAGTTTTGATCGCTGGAACTCATCCCAAATAGTAGTAAATTTAATAAACGATGGGGCAAAAATGAATCCGATAGGGATGGGATTTGTTTCTCTTTCTGCTCCTACTAAACTACTAGAAAAACTTATTTTAAATAAACAAATAAACCACGGAGGCAATCCAGTTTTAAGATGGATGTTTAATAATGTGCACATCACAGAAGATCCAGCAGGGAACATAAAACCAAATAAAGCTAAAAGCACTAATAAAATAGATGGAGTAGTAGCTTTAGTATGTGCTTTAGCTGAATATCTAAACTCCATAGAAGGCGATAATCAGTCAGTTTACGAAGGCAGGGGGCTAATTTTTATCTAGATTTTTCCTATAAAATACCTAAAAAGTAAAAAATTCTAAAAAACTTTCAAAAAATTTAACAGAGGTAGAGTAAAAAAAAACAATCTTTTTTTACTTTTAAGCTAGGTTATAAGGAAAAAAGAGCTATATTTGTTATAACAAACAAACAGAAATACTAATTTAAAAATAAATACAATGGAAAATTTAGAACTTTTTAAAATTGAAACTTCATTAAGAGATACTTTACAGGCCCAAAAATTAGCAGCAGATTTGCAGTTAGATTTTAAAATGGAGTTTACTAATGTATTTACTTTTAAATCGGAAAATCATTTTTTTACTTTTATGGATGAGTTAGAGATGAGAAATTTAGAGTTTGAAGTTTAATAAACAGAAATACTAATTTAAAAAATAATACAATGGAAAAAAGTACTTATCAGGAGTTAAAATCTAATCCTCCTAAATTTAATTTGCCTAATGAAAAAGAACAAAATAAAATAAGAGCTGTAGTTTTAGATCTATGCTCTGTAATGTGCGATAATAGATATCGTTTTACTTTCAAAAAAAATCAATTTTCAGAATTTACTCTATTTACTCACGGCTTTAGCTTTAGTAATTTTCAAATTAAAGCTTATGCAGATGATTTAGAGTGGTTAGCAGATGAGGGAGATTGGGAGAAAATAATAGAGCTTATTAATGAAGGAACTCAATTAGTAGAAAAAATAAAATATAGATAAGATGAAAATATATATAGTACACTCAGAAAGCTTAGAAAATGGATATCAAATAGAAGGATTTTCAAATAGAAAAAAAGCTGTAAGCAAAGTAAGCAAATTAAAAAAAGAACATAGAAAAGAAATAATAGCTCTTAAAAAAGATCCAAAAGTAGTGATAAAAGATTTGCCTATAAGTAGAGAAGGATTAATAAAAGCTATAAATTATATATAATGGAGTATCAAAAATTTAGATTTTGTATGAGATGCCAGAGGGTATCACTTATAAAAAAAGATGGCTGTTTTATATGTAAAGGAAATTTTATACTAGATAGCAATAAACCTGATAGCTATTTAGCTAATATGAAACAATATAATCAGGACAAAATAAACAAACAGAAAAACAAAATTTATGAAAATGAACTACTACAGCATCAAAAAATTAATCAAAGGATATAGGGTTTGCCCTGATCTGAAAAGTAAAACTTTAATAGCTATCCCACAAAAGAAGCTATATAGCAGATACGGATTTATACCTATTCAGGTTAATTATGGAGATAAAAAAATGAGCATAACTAGAAACACTCCTCTACTACATAAAGAGCAATTTAGAGATAAATTTAATAGAGGTACTTTTTACACTTTGTTTTATTATGAGTGGAATCCAAATAAAAAACAATTAGAGCTTAGTTTATAGTACAAAAACCAATCCAAAATAATAAAAAAGAGGGGTAGAAATACCTCTTTTTTTTTTGTATATTTGTTATTATTAATTTAATTACACTTTCTTAAATACTCTATTTTGGGATTATTAGATTTTTTTTATAAACCTAAACAGGAAAAAAGAGCAGCTAATAGCTTTACTTTAGGAGCTGTAGGGGGCAGCTCTAGTGGTGTTAGAGTTTCGCAAGATAACTCTATAGGCCTTCCTGCTGTTTGGGCTGCTGTTAGATTATTATCTGAAACTATAAGCAGTTTGCCTCTTAATGTATATCGCAAAGAAAAAGATGGCTCTAAATATATAGATGAAAAAATCCCTTTAAACAATCTTATTTCAACTGCTCCAAATAATAAATATACTTCCTTTACTTGGCGAAATACGATGATGAATAGCTTACTTCTTTGGGGAAATGCTTATTGTTTAATAGTAAGAAATGGAGGAAGTAGGCCTATATCGTTAGAATTATTACAGCCAGATAAAGTAGATCCAGTTTTAGGAGATGATGGCGAATTATATTACAAAGTAAAAGATTTAGGCACTTTTAGCTCTATGGAGATTCTGCATATAGTAGGCCTTTCTTTTGATGGTTTAGTAGGCAAATCTCCTATTCAAGCTTGTAAAGAAGCTGTAGGATTTGGATTGGCTACTCAGCGATACGGATCAAACTTTTTTCAAGGAGCTAATCTATCAGGAGTTTTAGAAGTAGGAGGAGTTTTAACTGATGAGGCAGCAAATAGATTGAGGCAAAGCTGGAACAGCAGATACTCTGGATTATCAAATTCTCACAGCACGGCAGTTTTAGAAAATGGAACTAAATTTAAACCTATAGCGATGCCTTTACAAGATGCAGCTTTTATAGATAGCCGTAATTTTTCAGTAGCTGAAATAAGCAGAATTTTTAGATGCCCTCCTCATCTACTTGGAGATCTTAGCCGATCAACATACTCAAACATAGAACAGCAATCTCTGGAGTTTGCTAAATACTCTTTAACTCCTTATTTAATAAACTGGGAGCAGGAGCTAAATAGGAAGCTTTTAAGTGCTAAAGAGCAAACTACTCATTTTTGTAAATTTAGAACTACAGAGCTTTTAAGAGGGGATGTAAATAGTAGAGCTGATTACTATACTAAACTATTTAATGTAGGAGCTTTATCTCCTAATGACATCCGATCAATGGAGGATATGAATAAAGTAAAAAAAGGCGATGATTATTATGTGCCTTTAAATTTAGGAGAAGTAGGAAAAACAAACACAGATGAAGGAAAATAAAATTTATTTAGTTTTAGGGAGCTCCTGTAGTGGAAAATCTACTTATGTTAGAAGTAATGCTAATAGCGAAGATTTGATTTTTGATTTTGATACTATACATCAAGCTATTACTATTAATAGATCTCATATACATCTGAAACATATTAAAGATTATGTTTTTGAAATAAGAAACACTATATATAAAAAATTAAAGGAAGATAAAAATATCACAGCTTGGATTATTAATAGCACTCCTTTTAAGGAAAATAGGCAAAAAATAGTAGATGAGCTGGGAGCTGAGATAATTTATTTAAAAAGAAATAAAGAAAAATGCCTAGAAATAGCAAAAAATGAACGGCCTGATGAGTGGCTAGAATATATAGAAAATTATCATAAAAATTTTCAGGATTTTGAAGATTCAGAAAATGTAAAAATAATAGATATGGATAAAGAAAATATAAATAATAGAAATAAAAATAATATAGAAGGATTAGAAAGAAGAAATTTTATAAATTCAGAAATAAGAGTAGCAAACTCTGAAAGTAGAGAAGTAGTAGGATATGCTTCAGTTTTTACTGATGCTGAAGGCAATCCAGCTCTATCAGAAAATCTGGGAGGATTCAGAGAAAAAATAGCTCCTGAAGCTTTTGATAGTGTTTTGCAAAATGATGTAAGAGCTTTATTTAATCACGATCCTAATTATATACTAGGAAGAACTACAGCAGGAACTCTAAGCTTATCAGTAGATGAAAGAGGTTTAAAATATAATTTTACAGCTCCTGATACTACATACGGAAGGGATTTAATGGTAAGTTTAGAAAGAGGAGATGTTAATCAATCTTCTTTCGGTTTTATAGTGGAGGATGATAGCTGGGATGAGGATGAAGAAGGAAACACTATAAGAACTATAAAAAAAGTAGGAAGATTATTAGATGTATCTCCTGTAGTATATCCAGCATATCCTGATGCTGAAGTAGGCAAAAGAAGTTTTTTAACTTATAGAGCTGCAAAAGAAAAACAAGAAAACAAGAAACAAGAAGATTATCTTATTAAGATGGATTTGTTAAATAGAAAATTAAAATTATTAAAACTTAAAAAATCGTATTAAAATGAACTCAATTAATTTAAAAGAAGATAGAGCTGAACTAGTGGAAACTATGGAGGCGATATTGGATACTGCAAAATCAGAAGATAGAGATCTTACTGATGAGGAGCAAAATAGCTGGGATGGTTTTGATACTGAGATAAAAGCTTTAGATAAAAAAATTGCAATAGCTGAAAGACAAGAGCAGCTAAATAAATCTATAGCTGTTAATATGTCAGTACAAACCAATCAGGATATTGCTGAAAAAGAAGCGAAATCGTGGAGCTTATTTAAAGCTGTAAGAGATGTGCAAGCTGGAGGCCTTAAAGGTATAGAAGCTGAGATGCACAAAGAAGCTGAAAAGGAAAACCGAAGCACTTTAAACGGCATCGGGCTTCCTAGCTGGATGACAAATAAAGCAGAGCAAAGAGCTGTAATAGGCCAAAATATAGCTCCAGTAGCTGTAAATGCTTTCGCTGATGCTTTAGTAGAAGGAGCTTTATATAATAAAGTAGGTTTAACTAATTTAGGAACTTTAGCAGCTGATACTATTGTACCTATAACAGGAGCAAATGCTGTAGAGTGGGCTGCTGAAAATGCAGCAGGAACTGATACATCTACTGCTTTTAGTAAAATTACTTTATCTCCTAAGAGAATTAACGGATATGCTAATCTAAGTAATGTAATAGTAATGCAGAACGGCACAGGAGCTGAAGCTGCGATTATGCGAGATATGGGCCGACAAATAGCAGCTAAAATAGATGCTAATATGTTTGCTAGTACTTCTGCTGTTGCTGGGCCTGCTGCTATTGTAGCAGATGCTAATGTTATTGATGCTACTACAGGAAATACTTTTGCTAGTGGAACATCTGTAGGAGAAGATTTACTTTCTGCTATACAAGATTTAGCTAATGATCACGGATTAGATGGTAATCTAGGTTTTGTAAATAGCTTTGCTGGGTATAGTGAAATTAAAAAGAACTCCTTAGTAGGATCAGTTTCTCCATTATATCAAGATGATAGATTGGCTGGATATAATGGCTGGTTTAGCTCAGCTCCAGCTAGTGTATCAGGAGCTAATGCTACTTTTGATGGTTTGTTTGGGGATTTCTCAAGAGTTTATTTTGCTGCTTTTGGGCCTACTAATATATTAGTAGATCCTTATTCTGCTGCTACAGAAAATGCAGTAAGATTAGTAGTAAATCAACACTACGATTGGGCTGTTGCAGATGGTAAATCATTTTGTAAATATACTTGTAAACTAGCTTAGTATATTTAATTTATTAATGTGTAAAAAGGGAGGAGGGATTGCCTCCTCCTTTTTTATTTTATAAAGGTTTGAAATGGTAAAACTAAATTTAATAACTCCTCCAACATATACTAATTTAATATCAGTAGCTACAGCAAAAAACTTTCTTAGAATCACTCATACTGCTGAAGATACACTAATAGGAAATCTTATTATAGCTGCGATAGAAGTAGCTCAGAATTATTGTAATAGTAGATTTTTGCATACTGAATACACGATGACTATGGAAACTTGGAACGATGTTTATGTTTCTAATAATTATGCAACCACTTTATCCGATGGAAGTTATTTAACTTCAGCAGGATATGTAGGAAAAGATGGATTAAATCAGATTGTACTTCCTTATGCTCCTTTGGTTAAAATAACACATCTCAAGTATTATGATTCTGCTAATGCTCAGCAAGATTGGGCCGATACTAATTACAGCACTAATAGATTTATAAATCAAAAGGGATTCTTAGAAATAGGAAAAAATATAAGTACTCCTACTTTATACGATAGAGCTGATGCTATAGAAATTAAGTTTACTGCTGGATATGGAGATGCTGATGCTAGTGAAGATGGGGCAGGCGATGTGCCTGAAGCAATAAAAACAGCGATTCTATTAATACTGGGATCAATGTATGAAAAAAGAGAAGATTCTATAAGTAGATTGCCTAAGGCGAGTGAATATATACTAGATCCGTACAGATTTAAAACATATTAAGATGGCTAAAAATGAATTTTTAAAAGCTGGGGAGCTAGATACTCCTATAGATATTTATTATAATACAGATACTCAGAACGATTACGGAGAAATAATAAAAACTAAGGCCCTTTTAAAATCTATTTGGGCTAAGTTAATTACTACAGGAACTAAAGGAAATGAAAAAGTAGAAGATGATACTATAAGAGCAGAAAGTAAAATAAATTTTTTAGTAAGATATGATGCTGATTTACAAATGAACAGCAGTACTATTTCTCCTGAGGATAATTTTGAGGTACTTTACGAATCTAAATACTGGAATATATCTAGTATGGAAACTATAGGAAGGGGAAAAGGAATAATAATAAGATGCTACTATACAGATAACACTTTATGAGTGCGACTAATAGAAATAGAGGGCTAGATTTACAAATATCTAAAAGCGATTTAAGAGATTTAAAATATGCTTTAGATCGTATAAGAGATCAATTTACGGCAAAAGGAGCTAATACTCAGATAAATAAATTAGTTTATAGAGCTAGTAAACCGATGCGAATGAGTGCTAAATCGCAAGCTCCAGTAGATAAAACTGGAGTACTAAAGAAAAAAACAACAGGATGGCGAACTAAATCAGGAGTAAGAGTAGGAGCAAACTATAAAGGAGGAAAAAGAAAGGGGGGATGGTATGTTCACTTAGCTACATATCCTCACAAAGTAGGAACATCTGGAGCTATGACAAAAAAAAGCAGCCCTTATTTAGCCGATGCTTTTAATGCTACTAAAGGGATAGTAGCTAAAAACATAATAGATGAGGTTAAAAAGTTTTTAAAATGGTAGGAAGGGCTATAAAATGGATGCTTATAGGATTTGGAGCTGATGGATATAATCCTCAGTATAATATATATAATTTTATAGGCGATAATATCTACCCTAATATAATCCCCCAGAATATAGGCCTTCCTGCTTTATGTTATAGAATAGAAAAAAATGATCCTGATAAAATAAAAGAGCTTAGAGCTCCAAATAATAGAGTTTCTATAGAGATAGATATAATGGATAAAAGCTATGCAGTAGTAAATCAGCTAAGCACTTTAGTTATAAATCAACTTCATAGATATACTAATTCTTTTAATAGTAATGATTCGGATTCTATAGGTTATGGAACAACGGAAGGAGATAATAAATATGGTAGATTTGCCCCTGCTTCTACTGGAGATGTGCAATATGTAGGAGGGCTACAGATTCAATTTTTAGAGTTTATGAGCTCTACTGAAACATACGAAGAAAAGCTAGAAGTATATAAAAATACTTTGTTATTTGATATGCTTTATATAGATGATTTAACTATTTGGGGAGCAGATGTAGTTTTAAAATTTGATGATTTAAACTTAATGGCTACTATTTCTCCTAGCCCTTATGATCCTGTATATACTCAACCTATAGAAATTAATCAGGGGGCAAACTATTTATTTACTCCTTCTGTATTAAATGTAGATAATAATAAAATCTCTAGCACTACTCTAGATGGTATATATGAAAATTTTTACGGATTACCTGCTCCAATAATAAAAAAAGATGCTCTTAATCCTCCTAAATATAATGAACAGAACTATTTAGAGTTTGCTTCTAGCCGATATATGCTTTCTTCGCAAGCTACAAACAGAAAAAATAGAAAATATAAAGAAATAACTTTTTTTGTAGTTTGCTCTATCCCTGATTCTTATAGTAATGATAAAGGAGTAGCAATACTAGGAAAAAGAAACAGCACTACTGATGCCGTTTGCAGTATTTTTTTTAATACTATTACAACTGCTATATCTTGTAAATTTGTGATGGGAGGAACAGCACTAGAAGAAGATGGAGCAGGAGGAGAAGAAATAAGAGGATTTAATTTTCAGGCATCTTGGGTTTCTATCCCATCTTGGGGGCTGATGCCTAATGTTAGTATGGAAGATCCTTTTTATTTTGCTGTAAGCTTCAAAAGGAAGGATGGAGAAGCAACTAAATTAGAGGGGCAGTATGAGTGGATAACTTCTAGCGATTTTTCTTCTTCTGGATTTGGCGATAAAAATAACTACTATAGCTGGAGTGATACATCTAGCTCTGCTAATAAAGATTTTAAAGAGTATTTTTTCAACTTTGAAACAATACACAGCGACATCAGCAGCTATGATACTAAAGGAGCAGGAACTATAGCTTTAAACGATGCCTGTAATATATATGATTTTGTGATGTGGCCTGAATCTTTAATTTTCGGCACTAATAAATATACTCAGGTAAAAAGAGAAATAATATCAAAACATAATATGTTTAATAGAACTACTAACTAATGATAGGAAAAGCGATACACAGGATACTAAAAGATAAAATTTCTGATTTAAACAATGGAGGAATCTATCCTGTAATTATGCCTCAAAATGCTAAACACTCTATAAGTGCTAGCACTAACTATCCTGCTATAGTTTATCATAATTATACTGAATACGAAACTTCAAAAGATAAAAATCCTAATATAGTTTTTTGTAGAGTAATGCTGCAAATAATATCAGATTCATATAATAGCTTAAATACTATTAGCACACAGGTTAGAGATGTTTTAGATCATTATATAGATAAAACTGATAAAGGTTTGGCTTTTGTTTCTGGTTATTCTGATGGAGGTTATACTCATAGCTTTATAGAAAATATAGATATTCAGCACATCTTTTACATAGATGAGGAAGATGAGTATTTTAGTAAATTGAAACTATTTACTAGAAGGATTGAGTATGAAGTTTACTATTATGATGATATAATGAAGCTCAGCTATAATGTTAAAAACTCTGATGGATATACTCCTACTAATCCTTTAGCTTTATGTTATGATTTTACACAATCAAAACTAATGCGAGGCACTACGGCACTTGGCGATATCAATTATGATGGAACTATTGTAGATAACTCTATTGTAGATTGGGTTTTTAATAAGCTAGGTAGAGTAAAAAGCTTATCGGATAATACTATAACTACTACAAACTACAATTTTTATGAATATATGAAATCAGGAGCTGCTGGAGGTAGCCCTTTATTAAGGCCAGTTTTTCAAGATGGAATAAGTGAAAATACGATGCCTTTTTTAAATTTTACAGGGTTTCAAACTATAGCAGTAGAATCTATAGATTCTCCTTTAACTCAGCAATTTGTGATGCCTTATGGAGGGATGGTAGTTTTAGTTTATAAACCAACTGGAACGGATGGAGAAAATTACATCCTAGGGTCAGATAATCAAACGGCAAATCTTAGGCCTCTTATTTTTTCTCATAAAAAAGTAGGCAGCGATATTACTTTACATTTTAAAACTAATGGAATAACTTTTGATGCATCTAGTAATGAAAGAACTTTAATAAGTAGTACCGATTCTAGCTCTTATTGGGATGCTGATTATCATTTTTTTTGCTTATCTTTGGGAGGTAGTAAACAATATACAGGAGGAAGCTATAATCAGCAGGGATGGTATGAGTATTTTAATTCTAATTACAATCCTAAATTGACTACAGGCCAGATCCTTAAAAATAATAGTATAACAGGAAATACGGATGATTTAGATAATGATATGGATAATAATTTTTATATTAATAGAATCGGCCAAAGGCAAATAGATGATAGTGCTGGATTTCGGATGTATGAAATGTTATTATTTATACCTAATGAAAAGCAAACTCATAATATAAATGCTGATGCTGCTCCGTTTCAACCTACAGATATTATATATAAAAAATTAAAAGATTATATATACAATAAATATGAAAAACTAAATTAATGATTATGAGAAATTTATATAAACCTACTTTAATTAAAGATTATGGCCCTCACAAAAAAGGCGAAAAATACGGCTTTATAGATTTAGAAGGTTATACTAATCTATTTAATGCAGGATATATTGAAGATGAGCTAGGCCTTATAAAACCAAAAAAAGAAACTACAAAAAAAGAAGCTACAAAAACTAAAAAAGAAGTAAAAATAGAAGAAGAAAAATAATAATAATTTAAAAAAATTTAAAATATGGCTACTATAATTAATGGAACTAATCTAAAATTAAAAGTAGATGATTCCTCATCTCCTTCCTCTGGAGGTGTTTCTACAATAGCTGCTGCTACTTCCTGCACTTGTAATTTAACGATTGATGTTGCTGAAGTTTCAGATAAAGATTCTCTAGATCGTAAAGAGTTTCAGGGCCTTAGTACTTCGTGGACTATGGATGCAGAGGTTTTTTATAATGAAAATGGATCAGTAAATCCAGCTACATTATTTGAAAGAGCTTACGGAGATGGATCAACTACTACTCCTAACGGCACTACATATCCTACTAAAGTATATGTAGAGTTTGATGGGGGCAGTAATGAATATCACGGAGAAGGATACATCAGCACTTTATCAATGACTGGAGGAACAGAAGATGCTGCTACTTATTCTGTAAGTATTCAAGGCACAGGGCAATTAAATAAATCGTAAATAATAAAAACTATAAAAAATGGCTGTTAAAACAATTTCAGGAAGCAACTTAATCTTATCAGTAGATCTAGATGGATCAGGAGCTGGAGCTTATGCTGCTGTAGGAGGTAGTACTTCTGCTACTATTGCAGTAAATCAAGAAACTATAGATACAACGAATAAGGATAGTGCTGGAAACAAATCTTTTATAAATGGAGCTAGAAGCTGGACTATGGATTGCGAAGCTTTTTACACTCAGGGATCATCTGATGGAGAAGCTGTAAGATTTAAAACTCTTAACGATGCTTTGCAAGCTGGAACTAAAGTAAAAGTAAAATTTTCTACTACTACATCTCAAACAGGAGTAGTTTACTGGGATGGAGATGGATATATAACATCTTTATCTGTTAATGCTGGTATCGGAGAATTTGCAACTTATTCTTTATCTGTGCAAGGAACAGGAGCTTTATCTACTACCTAATAAGAAGGGTTTATAAATAAAAAATTTCTTTATATATTTAAAGAAAATTTTAATTATGGTAGATAAAAAAACGATTGCAATAGGTGGCGAAATGAGGCCCATCCATTATGGATTCGCAGCTTTAGCTGAGTGGTGCGATGCTACAGGATCAGGATTAAAAGATTTAGCAACTTTAGCAGATAACTTATCTCTTAATAATGCTATACATCTGATTTATTGTGGTTTAAAGCACGGAGCTAGAAGAAGTAAAGAAGAATTTAATTTTTCTTCAGATGATGTGGCTGATTGGATAGATGAGGAAGGGATGGATATATTTTCTGAAGCTATGGAGATTTTTAGTGAATCAATGACTAAGATGAATCCATCAGAAAAAAAAAAGAAGGAGAAGAAAAAGAAATAGAATCTGATCCTCCTACTATTGAGGATGTGATGAGCTTAGCACTAGGGTTTTTAAATATGAGCTTAGATGAGTTTTGGGATTTTACTCCTAGACAATTTCAGCTGAAAATGGAAGGGAGGCGAGATTATGAAGAAATGATACAGAGGTTTGAGTGGGAAAGAGTAAGATTTCAAACTACAGCTCTTATAAATAAAGATCGTAAAAGGCAAAATCAAATAAAACAATCTGATTTAATTCAGTTTAACTGGGAAAAGAAGATTGATTTAGAAAAAATTAGAGCAGATAGGAAAAAAGCGATGTATATAATAGCTAAGGAAGAAAAAAAACAAAAAAAAAATAAATAGATGTCTAGTACCAAAACTCTATCAGTATTTCTAAAACTTAACTCTAAAGAGTTTACATCAGGCCTTAAAAAAATAGAAGGCAAACTTAATAAATTTGGAAGCAAACTAGGAAAAATAGGATCTAGTTTATCTACTAATGTTTCTATGCCGTTAATAGGATTAGGAGCTGTAGCTGTTAAAACAGCTTCTGAGTTTGAATCTTCAATGACTAAGATACAAACTCTAGTAGGACTACCTAAAGATGCAGTAGATAAGCTAAGCGAATCTGTACTAAATTTATCAGGAGATGTAGCTACAGGCCCTAAAGAGCTAGCCGATGGATTGTACTTTTTAACTTCAGCAGGATTAGATGCTGAATCAGCGATGAAGGCCCTAGAAGCAACAGCCAAAGGATCTGCTGCTGGACTTGGGGATATGGAATCTCTAGCTGTAGTAGCAGCTGCTGCTCAGAATGCTTACGGAGAAGAAGTACTAACATCTAGCGATGCTTTAGATATTTTTGGCTCTATGGTACAATCTGGGATGTTTAAATCTGAGGAGCTTGCAAATGTACTAGGATCGCAGCTGGGCCTAGCTTCAAACCTTGGTATCTCTATGGAAGAAGTGGGAGCTATGATTTCTACTTATACTAGAACAACTGGCTCAGCTACTGATGCAACTACTGGGCTTTCTGGTGTTATGATGAGTTTTGCTAAAATAACTCCTAAGGCAGAAAAAGCTCTAGCGAAGGCAACAGAATCAATGGAGGGGGGAGCTATGAGTGCCGATGACTTACGAAACTTCTTAGGGGAAAATGGATTGCAAAATACTCTATTAATGCTACAGGAGCAGTTTAGCTCTGCTGGTATCCCTTTATCGGAGTTTTTTAGTAAATCACAGGCCTTAAAAGGTGTACTAGGAATAGTAGGAGAACAATCAGAAAACTATATTGATATATTAAACAATATGGAATCGGCTCAAGGATTTGTTAATGATGCTTTTGATGAAACTTCGCAAACTTCAGCTTTTAAATTTAAACAGGCGATAGCAGATTTACAGGTAGCAGGAGTAAAACTAGGGGAATCTTTGATGCCTGTAGCTACTGGAATCGCTAATACTTTTAGCAAAATGGCTAATAAATTTAGCTCTTTAAGTGAAGAATCCAGAGCTAAAATAGTTAAATTTGGATTAGCCCTAGTAGCTTTAGGGCCTACTTTAATCATTATAGGGAAAATGGTTAAAATGTTTCAATTTGTAGTAAAAGTAGTAAGAATAGCTAGAACTGCTATAATAGCTGTAGGAGCAGCTGCAAGAGCTATGAATCCCATCGGTATGGTTATAACTGCTATAATAGGAATAGTAGGATTGCTTATTAAAAACTGGGATTGGACTAAACAAAAAATCGTAGATGTAGTAAATGGATTTATAGATTTATATAATGAATCTATGGGTTTTAAAATTGCTGTAGAAGGAATAAAATTTGCCTTCAAAGCAGTATGGAATTATATAGAGTATTTTTTCAAACAAGTAAAAACTATCTTTAGTGCCTTAGGAAATGCTATAGTAGATCTTATAAACTTCAGAAATCCAGTAAGCAGATTTAAAGATGCGATTTCTGATATGAAAGATAATGCCTCAGATTTTGTAGAAAAAACTGCTGAAGATTTTGATACTATGATGGACAATATAAACTCTAAAGAAAAAATAGAGTTTATTACTACTGATGATATAGATAATAAAATTGGAGATATGAAGGGCAAGCTAGAGGGTTTTGTAAGCGATATGAGTGGAGCACTAGGGCTGGGAGATTTACTAGGAGGAGGAGAAGAAGGGGAAGATGTGGAAAATTTAGAAATAGATGCGACTGCAAATATAACAGATATAACTTACGGAGATGGGGAGGAGGATGGAGAAAATCCAGAAATAGAAGTAAATGCTAAACTCAATAAAGATGAGCTAGATAAAGAGCTACAGGAACTAGAGCAAAGTTTCGGATCTGCTTTTGAGCAGATGGCCGATTTGCAAGATAAGGAGGGGATAAGTATGGTAGATAATATAAAAAAACAAACTAGAGAAGCTATAAAAGCTAGATTAGCAGAAGGAGTATCTGCTTTTATGGCTAAGGCCTTAGCAGGTGTACCTTTTCCAGCTAATGCTATTGTGGCTGCTACTGCTGGAAGTGTAGTAGGAAGTTTATTTAATTCTGTTATCCCTCCTTTTGCCGAAGGGGGATTAGTTTCTGGAAAAACTTTAGCGATGGTAGGCGAGGGAGCAGGAACTTCTATAGTAAATCCTGAGGTTATAGCTCCTTTAGATAAGCTTAAAGGTATGCTAGGAGATGTAGGAGGAGGAGGCCGATTGCACGGAACGATACAGGGAGCAGATATATTATTAACAAACAGCAGATCTACACTTTCACAAAACAGAGTAGGAGGATCTGTTGCTGATTTTTAACTTTGTATAAATTAAATTAATTAAAAAATGATAGATTTTATTTTAAATAATTGGCTAGAGCTTTTAGTAGCTTTTTTGGCCTTAGTAAAAGTAGTAGTAAATTTAACTCCTACAGAAAAAGATAATCAGGTATTTACTTATATAGATAAAATAATTAATAGTATAGTACCTAATAAAAACAAAAAAGGAAAAAAACATAAAAACTGCTGCTAGATGGCCTTTTTAAAATATAAATGCGAATTTTACAGCCAAAACTCATATCCTGAGGAAACTTACGATAGTAAATGGAGATTGTATTTATATAAAAAAGGAACACAGGGAGCACAGCCAGCGAATGTAGATTTTAATACTACTAAAGATGGTTTTATTCTTAATATGAGTGGAAGCGATGATGGTATGCTAGCTCCTATTAAAACTACTTCTGTTTCTTTTAATTTTATTATTGAAGAAGGAAACAGCGATCAAGCTCAAATCCTAGATGACTTATTATCTAGTGCTTCTAGTAATGAAGAATCTTTATGTGTAGAAATATGGAGAAAAGGAACGGCAGCGGGATTATGGTTTAGATATTGGATAGGAGTAGTTTTAGGAGATTTATCAGCTGGAAAAGATACATCTCCAAATAGAATAGTAAATATAAAAGCAGTAGATGGCCTAGCTCAATTAAAATATAAAAAGTGGGATTTTGATAATTATGGAGGGATGCGATCTGCTCTAGGAATTATTAAAACCTGTTTAAAGCAAATAAGCACAGCTTCTGCTGAGTTTGGATTCTGGCCTCTTTCAGATACATCTGTAGCAAATAAAGATTATTTTTTGGCTCATACTCCTTACTATTACTGCGAAGCGATGGGCTCTTTAGATGGAACTTGGAAGAATAATGTAAACCACGATCCACTAGCTTTAGTTAAAATAAATACTATTATATTTAAAAATAGCAACGGACAAGGATGGAGCTATTATCAAGTTTTAGAGCAAATTCTAGCAGCTTTTCAACTTAGATTGATGATGTGCTCACACAGGAACGATACTAATGGAAGCACTTTAGAAGAAGGGGCTGCTCTATGGTACTTGCAAGCTCCTCTAGTTTTTCATAATAACGATAATGATTCAGGATATGACAACGATCAAATCATTTTTTATCATAAAAACGATTTAAGCTCTGATACAGCGATTGAGGTAGATGTGAATTTTGTTTGTGATGATTCAAATCCAGAGCAAGCTCTAGCAGGAGCTGTAGATAATTTTATACCTCCTTTGCTTTCTTATCAAAGTATTTATAAGCATAGTGTTTTCCAACCTATAGCAGTAGGGCCTTTAAGTTTTAACTCTGTTAATCCGATGTGGGATTCTGTATATCCTAACTATAACTATTTTGAAAGTGCTTATTTTAGTGGAGATAGTGCGATTGATTTGACTGGAAATTCTGATATCGGTTTAACAGGATGGACTGGTAGCAACTACGGATTCCACTCAGAGCAAAAAATAGTTATAATCGGAAATGTAAGCATCCAGCCGATAGATGTTGCTGGTTATAATGGAGATAACGGATATATTTCAGCTCAGGAATTTTGGGAAAATAACTACGATCCAAATAGTGGCCCTTATTCTTATGAAGCTTACGATTTTAGTAAGGTAATGCCTAGGATGGGATTAAGTATAGATGTAGTAGGAGAAAATTTATCAGGGGGAGCTATTACTAAAACTTTTAATCTGGGCTCAATGAGATGGGGAAATTTATACGGCTCTTTGCCGTGGACTAATGCATCAGATTTTTTATCTTATCAAACAGATCAAGATCCTTCTAATATGAAAGGATGGGATGGTACTTCTGATGGAATAAGATTTGATTTAGCAGAATTTAACACAGGGAATTTAAGCTCTGTGCCCTTAGATGAGGATGATGCTATAGCTTGGGGGCAAGATGTAGGCCCTAATGGAGATGTAGAAGGAACAGCGATTCAAGATTGGATGTACTGGATGGAAATGTCTTACGATGGTTATAATGAGCAAACAGCAATCAACTATAATCATTTTACTTGGTTTTCTCCTGAATACTTTGATGCAATTTCACAAGTTCAAATCTACGATTGGGGAGGCCCTATAACTTGGCCTGATAATGGTAGCAACTGGGGAACAGGATGCAATAATGGAGCTTTTACTTTTTCTACTCCTTTTATGATTACATCTCCTTTTATACCTTGGATCAGAGGGGATGGCTCTGTTGCTTTTCCTGCTGAGCTTGATGATTTTGGATGGAGCAGGTTATTAAGAGTGAAGTTTATTTATGGAGTGCCTAGAGATAAAGTTTTTGATAGCTCAGGGAATGGATACTATGTTTGCCCTAAAAGCTGGGATATGAATAGGCAGCTCTTATGCCGTGATCGTGGTGTTCACTATTCTTATGAATATACAGATGTAAGAGTTTTTATTATGGGGGCAACAGCAGGAGCTAACAGCTACGATACTTCTTATGGCTGGTATGAAAACGGCAACGGAACTCCATCGGAGGAGTTAGTGCAAGAACCTGAAATAGTGATAGGAGATGAACCTGCTTTTGATCCTTTTGCAGGCACAGATTCTGGAATAGCTGGAGGCGAATATATGGGGATGTTTAAAATTTTTACTACTGCTAATGCAACAGGAGGGCCAGAAGAAGGAGATACTATTAACGATTGGCGAACAGAAGCTATGGAAACATCAGGAGGCGAAGATATGCAGCTGCATCATATAAGAGCTAAGATGGCGATAGCTCATTATTATATGCTAAAAAGAAAATTAAACTTAAGATTTTTAGATAGATCTCCAGATAGAACTATTGAAAGATGCCCTTTTTCTCAGCTTTACTATTGGACTAGTGGCGATTGGGCTACTAATCAAGTAGGAACAGATATAGCTTTTATACCTACAGGAGGAAAGTTTGTAGCTGGAACTGGGGAGCTTACGATTACTTTAGAGGATTGTATAACATATAGCAAAGATAATTTAATACAGAAAAACTATAGTAGTAATGGCTAAGCAGTACGGAAAAAATATAAGCTTACATAAAAAAGAGAATGAACGGCCATCATCTCAGGTTAAAGGAATGAATCCCAAAGTATTAAAAAAACTTAATACTATTTTAACGAATAGAGGCACTTTAAACAACAAAGGAAGAAAATTTAACTATCAATGGCTTCCAGTAGTAAACACAGCTACTGGAGCTTTAGTAGATCCTAGTATAAGAACTCAATCTTTTAAAGATTTTCCTCACTTTAAAAATCCTTTTTATAACTATTTGCAAACGGCAGCTATATCTATTCTTAGTACTTCTCAGATTACTAATACTACTGGAACTACATCACTAAATATAAAAGCAACAGGAAAAGATTATTTATTGAGAAAAGGAGATAAGTTTTATTTATTTAATAATCTCACTTTTGATTGGATGCAGCTAACTTGTGATGCTGATTTAATGAGCTCCGATACTACTTTAACTATAACATCTACAGATTTTTCTAGTGGTAATCATTTTCCAGTAAGAAGCTTAATAGTAGCAGATAATCAGCAGGCGATGGAAACTACATCAAATGCAATTCAATATAAAAAATATACTTTAACAAATGCAGAATATAAACTTTTGCGAACTAACGGATATAATTTATTAGCTGCTGAAACAGGGATGCTGCATCTTCCTATTAGCTGCTATATTCAATATAAGCACGGAGCTGATGAAATGGCTAGATCTAGTTTGTATATAGGTTATAATATGCCTAGCACTACAATCGGCACTTATTGGGGCTCTATCACTGATTTTGCTTATAGAAGCAGGGATTCAATGTTATATCAGATAGGAGCTAGTACTTATTCTGCTTCTCTTACTAGTAATGATTATAAAACAACCCCTTTAAAATCTAACGATACTGATGGAACAGGAGAAAAATTAGATCTATATACTAGTATTAATTTTACATCTGCTAGCAGCTATATAGTAGTACATCTTTATTATAAAACTATAGTAGGATAATGAAAAAGATTATATATATATTATTTTTTATATGCTTAGCAGCTAATGCTCAGCTAGGAGTTTTTAAATACTCTACTATTTACGGCACTATAGGAGTAAATCAAGTGCTAGATGAGGTTAATACTTATACTATTAAAGATGGAATACTTACAGAAACAACTAGAGATAATAAGTTTAATTATAGATATGCTTTCGGAGTAAGGAGATTAGCTAGGTTATCAATGGAAGATAGAAAAAGCTATAAAGATGGAACGGAAACAGATTACGGAAAATTTAGATCAGCTTTAATAAATGGCTTAGAGTATTTAATTTCTTACGAAAATATAAGAGATAGAGGAATTAAATATATCAATCAGGATTATTTTTTAAGGTATTTAGGGAGCTTTTATATAGTAAAGCTTCAGAGTACAAACCTAGAAGGAATAGATCTAAAATATAGAGAAATAGATTTAAGAATAAAAAAGGATATAAATAAGCTTCAGCTTTCAGCTGGAGCTGTTATAAGGTTTCATCCAGCTTACGGATTAAATCCTTTTAGTGTTTTTAGTGGAGGCGATTATATAGATGTTGCTAATTCTCTAGGTTATAACTCCTTTTTTTATTGGAATGATATTAATAGTAATGGATTTGTAGATAGAACAGAAGATACTTATAATTATTGGACTAATCCAGCTGGAGATACTATAGCTAGCAGCAATACAGAATTTATGGAGTATCACTATTCAGAGATTGTAAATAGCTATAATTCAGCAGAAATAAACAAAATAGGAACACAGCAAACACTATCGGCAGTATTTGGATTTAGTTATTATACTCACAAAAACAACTATCATACTTTAGTATGGAGTAATTTACTTCCATATAATAAAGCTCTTACTACTTTTGGATATAGTGGAGCTGTAGATTATGAAATAGGAGCTTTAATACAAAAGAAGATAACTAAATTGCTTTCTTTACATATAGAAGGAATCTATTTAAGTTATTTAGATAGGAAAAATTATAATTTAAAACTAGGGCTAAACATATTAATAAAATGAAAATATCAGAATCTACTAATCTTACACTAGATTTAAAAACTTTAATAATTATAATAGGATTTGTTATTTCTATGGTTTCTATGTATTCAAAGCTACAAGCTGATATAGAAGATGCTAAACAACTTCCTAAACCTACTCTATCTGCTACTGAGTGGGAAATAAAAGATGAACTTATTAGAACAACGATTATGCAAAATGCAGAAGGAATAGAAGAAATAAAAGATCAATTAAATAAAATAGAAGATCGGTTATATGAAATCAATAAATAAAAAAGATATAAGTAATTATATATATATATTATTAATGCTTTTAGTGTTTCTATTTGCTGCTACGGCATCAGGACAAAACTTTTTAAAAAATGAAATAGCGATAGTAGAATTTAACACATCTTGGAATGAAGAAAATTTTATAGAAGATTTAGATAAGATAAAAAATTGTAAATGTTATACTATAATACTTTGCGATAATTTAAAATATATGGATGAGTATAATATAAAACAACCTACTATAATTTTATTTAATAATGGAGAAGAAGTAAAAAGATTTAAAAGTACTATTATGCTTGATTTTGATATAACATACAAAAAACTACAAAAAGAGGTAGATGTATTATTGTTGAATAAATTTAATTAAAAATGTTATTATCTAAAAATTTTACTTTAAAAGAATTTCTTAAATCTAATGTAGCTAAAAGAAGGGGGCTAGAGCTTAATCCTCCTAAAGAACATATAAGAAATATGCAGCTACTTTGTTTAAAAGTTTTGCAACCACTTAGAGATTGTATAGGCCCTATTAAAATAAATTCAGGATGGAGAAGTAAACAATTAAATAAAGCAATAGGAGGAGCTTATAAAATAATAAAAGGAGAATATATAGCAACTTCTCAGCACACAAGAGGAGAAGCAGCTGATATACATTTTATAGATGCTAATGGAAAAGCAAATAATAAAAAGATATTTAATACCATACTAGAGCTGGGAATAGAGTTTGATCAGATGATTAATGAGTTTGATTATAGATGGATTCATATTAGCTATTCAAAGGAAAATAATAGAAATCAATTACTAGAAGCTTACAAAGATGATAATAATAAAACTAAATATAAAAGAATAAAACAAATCAAATCTTTATGAGTTTAATTAATAAAATTTTTGGAGGATTAAAAATAGATGTAAATAAAGCTATAGATGATTTAACTAGCACAAAAGAAGAAAAAAAACAGCTTAAAATTGAACTAGAAAAAGTTTTAAAAAACCATAAACAAACTATGTATCAGCTGGAAGTGGAAGATCGCAAAAGTGCTAGGGAGATGTACGAAGATGATAGTAATATACAAAAAATACTAGCTACTATATTTACTATAGCATATTTTATTTTAAGTTTTGTTTTAGCTAGATATTTTGTAATAGGAGATATTAATTTAGGGGAGTTTGAAATCAGTTTTATAAGTACTTTATTTGGAGCTATGAGTGCTAAAGTAAATACTATTATTGATTTCTTTTTTGGAGGATCGGCAAAAAAAAATAAATGAGCTACAGGCCACGATTAAATAAATTTGTTTATGAGTTTATAAATTATCATAAGCGAAGTAATGTAGTAGGGATAATTTCAGATACTCACTATCCTTATTCTAAAAAGGGGCATCTTAACTGGGTTTATGAAGTGTTTAATCAGTTTCAAGCTAATAGAATAATCCATATCGGAGATTTAGTAGATGGCTCAGCTTGGAGCTTCTGGGAAAAAGATAGCGATATGGTTTCAGGAGGAAAAGAAGCAGAGCTAGCACAAAAGGATATAGATAAGCTTTTTAAAGTTTTTCCTGAAGGTGATTTAATGATGGGCAATCACGATCAGCTCATAAATAGGCGAATGTTAAAACACTCTATCCCTAAGAAATTTTATAAAACTTTTGCTGAATCTTGGAATTTTCCAAAAGGATGGAAAACTCACGATTATCTAGAAATAGATAAAGTTTTATATTTACACGGCACAGGAAAATCTGGAGCTAATGCTGCTGTAAATTTTATGCAGGACTACAGGCAATCAGTAGTAATAGGCCACACTCACAGCTCAGGAGGTGTAAACTATAGAGCTTCTTATAAAGAGCTGTGTTTTGCTCTTAATGTTGGATGCCTTATATCTGTAAATGATTTGGCCTTTCAGTACGGCCGTAATTTTAGTAAAAAACCTACTTTAGGATGTGGAATAGTTATAGATGGGAAGGTAGGATTTTTTATACCTATGGATTTAGGATCTAAAATAAGCTATTCTAAATAATAAACATCTGATTGTTAATAACAAACACTCTAAAAATTTTGCTTTTAAAAAGCTTTTAGGTTAATTTGTGTAAACAAAAACAAAAACTATGAGCTTTACAGAAACTTTAAGGCCAAATATGAAAGTTTGGCTAGTCAATGAAATAATCAGATTAAGAGTATTAAATAATACTCCTGTAAATTTTGAAAAAATTAAACCTGCAAACGATGTTAAAGAGTGGCTTTTTACTCATAGCTTTAAAGAGCTGATGGATATGCAGGTAAACCTAATAGCTAAGCTAAAGGAAAGGGGGTAAGTAATAAAGCTTATCTATATATATTTGTATATGAATATATATAATTTTATGGATGAGCTTTATTACTTATTAGATGTGAATCAGATATCAATGGAAGAAGATGCAGAAAGAGATAGAGCAATAAGATTGCTATTAAAAACTAAAAGAAGAACAGCAACTAAAATAATAAACGATAAATATATTATAGATGTTTACAGAAAAAAAGGGATGCAGGGTATTAAAAAATTATTTAATCGGCAGATATGTTATTTATATTCTACGGATTTTTGTTATGATGTATTATTTTATCACTACAAAAATGACTGGAGAAAATTAGAAATAATAATAAAAGGAAAAATAGATGGCTACAAAACTTGATACACAATTTAAAAAAGATGTTTTAAATACTATTCTTTTTTTATTTAATAGATTAACAACAATAGAAAAGAAAACTATTTTATATAAACTAGAAGTACCTAAAACAGAAATAGAAAAGCTAGAAGATTTAGAAGAAAAGTTAAAAGAAATATATATAGATTGGCTTTCAGATATAGATGAAACTAGCACTAATATAGAATCTAAATATAAAAATGTTAATTTATTTATGAGCAAAGAAAACTCTTTAGATTTTAAAACAGAAATAGAAACTTATAAAAATTTATAAAAATGGAAAAACTAGATACAAGGGATTATAGCTTATTGCTATCCGTTTTGCATAATGAAAAACTAGAAGCAGCCGATAAGGTAGCTCTAGATTTAGTTAAATTAAAATTATTATCAAAATTAAATAAACTTCACTCATATTATGAATAGAGAAAACTTAAAAGAAATATATAAAAAATACTCTTTAGAAAAAGATGATATATTTATATTAAAATTTGGATCAAAAGAAAAACCTATAATAACTAGATCTGGAATACAGAAGATACAAAATAAGCTAGGAGCTCAGGTTAATTTCAAACTAGAAAAAATATCAGATGATTGTCGCTATGCAGTAGTTTTAGCTACTGGGGTTTTATTTGATGGAAATGAAAACAATCCACAGCCGAGGCCAAAAATAATGATACAAAGTTTCGGAGAAGCATCCCCTAAAAATTGTAGCAATCCCTATCCAGTAGCGATGGCCGAAAAAAGGGCACTAGCTAGAACTATTTTAAAATTAGCGAATTTACACGGATTTTATTCAGAAGATGAAGCAGAGGAGTTTAAAAATGAGAAATAGTTATATAAACGATTATACTTTTGTAAGAAGCTGGATTATTATTTGTAATACTGGAGATCTTTTAGTTAAATGCAGTAAGAAGGAGCTTTTAAATATACTTCTAGATATTCAAAAGGATAGCGATTATAAAATTATAGATTATTTTGAATATAAATCAGATGAATACTGGATGTTTAAAGAGGGTAAAAATTATGATGTAAACAAAAACTATGCAATCAATAGATAGATTAATAAGGATATGCTGTTTCTATAATAAAGTGAAATTTGCAGATTTCTATAATATATTTAGCAATCCTAGAACTAAAGATGCTAGGAGTATGGTTTATCATATTTTGCACTATAAAGAGAATTTTAGTATTTATGATATTTCAGAGTTATTAAATAAAAGTAAAGATCATATAGTAGAAATGTTAAAACATCACGATTCGGAATACCAAATAATAAATCACTATACTAGACAATATGAAAATACTTACACTCAGTTTAAAAACTGGAAAAATGCAGAGCTAGATCTTGCATATAGTATAATAAAAACGAAGCACGATTACGATTTGGATATTAAATACGAACAAATCCTAAACGAAAACAACAGATTAGAGCATCAAATAGATATATTAAAAATTAAATTAAATAAAAAAAGTTATGTATAAAATAAGAGGTAAAATTTTAAATAGTAGAACAGAAACTATAGAAAGTAAAACAGGCGATACATTTGAAAAAATGTATATAACAATAGTAGAAACTGATACAGGTTTTGATCATAAGCATCAGTTTGAGATTTTCGGAAAAGAATCTATAGCTATTCATAAAGAAAATATAAAAGATGATAGATATGTAAAAATAGAATTTTACATCAAATCTAATGAGTGGAAGGACAAATTTTTTAATACATTAAATATAAAAAATATAGTTTTAGAGGAAGAAATACATCTATCTAATAATCCTCCTTTTTAATAATTAAATACAAAAACAGATGGCGAAATACAGGCAGATACATACTACATTTTGGAACGATCCACTAATTTTAGATCTTACTCCAGAGCAGAAGTATTTTTATATATACTTACTTACAAATCCTAATGTTAAACAATGTGGAATTTATGAAATTTCAGTAAGGCAAATTACTTATCATACTGGATATAATAAAGAAACAATAGAAAAGCTTTTAGAATTATTTGTAAACTTAAATAAAATAGTAATAAGTAAAAAAACTAATGAAATAGCTCTAGTAAATTTCTTAAAATATAATTATTCAGCTTCTCCTACTATTAAAAA